CAATCACGCTGCGCGCCAAGCAACATTCACCAACCGGCGCTTCTAGCATGACGTGAACCATGCGCAGCGCCTCTACATCATCCTCAGTCAACGCATCGCCCGCAGGGATGGGCGCGGCGTTAAGTGCATCCAATGCAGCTACAAGTCGCTTGCATGGTGGGGTTTCGGACGGATCGCGGACTTCATCCTCATATGCGATCAGCCATCCTTTAGCAGCTTCAACAATCTCAACGATTAGAGGGTCAGTCTGCATAGCATGGACGGGCGCGGCGTAGAGCTTGTTGCCCGGTTTAACCTTTGACGCACCATCAGCGCTGAAGATGATTTGATACTCATCGGTAATGGTTGCGCACGGCTCCTGCCGCGCCGCAGCCTCAATCTGTGCTTCAGCGATTTCTGCGCGCTGCTGCCATGAATGATCTGCATCTTTCAACGCCGCCATTTGAGCATCACGCCCGCGAAGATATTCTTTGGAATTTTCTTCTTTCAGCCGCTTAATCTCTGTATGCTGATCTGACATAAGTTGTTCGTCAGTCATATTTCGTTTTTCAATTTGATCTTTTAGCTTGACAATTTCAGCATTCAATACAACTACCAGATGTTCAAGTTCAGCAATATGCTCAACGTCTTTGATCATTCGCCACTTTTCCACCTTTAATACGTCGCTCATGTTGTTCTCTCTCATTAAACAGTTGCCAAATAATCCAAGCCAATTTCTTCGGCATGAAGGGATGGCCGGAAATCCACATTTGTTGCGTCCACAGCCGCAGATTAATCTGCATTCGAAATCGATTTCAATTACCAGAAGTCAAACGCGAAGTATGAATCACATCGCGGATAATTTCTCGGCGGGAGTAGAGGCGAAAGAATGCAAACTTTTCCTGCATCAGACTGCGCGGCCAGCCAAGTAAACAAATCGGAATAAGCGCAACAAGAATAATACCATAGCACCAAATAAAATAGGGAGTGTATCCCTGCCGCTGTCCTAGACGTTGATGGACACCCGCCGCCACGTGCGCGTTACTCGCCATCAGCATGAATTTGATAAACGCCATCACGGCGTAAGCCACCGCCATCGGTATTACTGTATTCATCAGTGTATTCATTGTTTCTCCCTGTTGTTTTATTAGTGATAGGGGAGTGCGTTTTGGCACCCGCCCGCGCTTTCCTGCCTACATGCCCATGCTATTTAACATAATCTTCATATTCGCATTAATGCTTAGACCGTCTAAGGCGTAGAATTAGCGCCAGCGATGAATAAAAATATAGCAATACACCAAGCTACTACCATAATACCGGTCATGATTCGATTTCGCTTTTTCCATATAATATCCCAATTTGGTTCTTCTTTACACTCCGGGCGGAGTGTAGTGCTGTCTCTAGGCTCAAATAGCAAAGCCTCTAGTTTACATTGGGAATAATCAGAACGCATAGTGGAGCAAAAATGCTGCTCTGTTTTGCGTTTACTTAATGGCTGTTTATAAACAAACGCACCTTCGCCCCAAGGTTCAGACACTTGTCCAGCTATTGCCAAATCATGCGCGCATCTGGCCCATCGACATTTGTTATCCTCGCAAGTAAAATACTTGCAGTCTATACAAAGCTTAACCCTTGTCACACTAGACGTTTGATTACCCACTTTTTCCTCCTTAATTAACATTTTTAGCAATAAAATAAAAGATCGTTGCCATACCTCCCATCGCAGCTATTACTATAGTCGCTACAGCCGTAATAATTTTCCATGTTTGGTTATTAAATTCTGTGTGCATCTCAACCCGTAAATCACCAAAGCCTTTATTCAATTCAGCCTTGGTCGCCAAATGCTCCAAAGTAACTTCTGTCCGTATCACACGGTCCCGCAAATCCGTCATACTTGCCTCATTCATATCCATACCAGCCTCCCGGTGAAATTGATTTCATTCAAACCACCCTCCCCTACCCTGCCCTAGCCTCCCGACAAAGAATTATACCATCCCCGTAATCATTTGTCAAGTTTCTTTTTTGGCGGTACGGGCGGGGCAACTGGACGATTTCCAGGCGGTAAAGGGTTAGGTTGTTTCTGTACTTGCATTCTATTGTGGGCGCTCGGACTCACTTCTTGAATCAAATTCGGCGCGGTGCGATTCTTGTAACAAGGCTTCATCATCTGTCGCCGCCGCCATCCACGAACTACGACGTTGCAGCATGGTATAGTACGACCCGCATAGAGCATCTGCGCAGTCCTTTCCTCCGTTGACAGGATGATCGATTTTATCTTTCACTTCGTCAAATTCCAGATCAAATAATTCCTGCACCAATACCTCTTGCGGATACATCCTAATCCGGTCGTCACTATAAGCGTCCCGCAATTGCTTGTAAGGCACAGATGTTTTATCCACCGAGACCAGTCCGGCCCGCATGCCTTCTTTCTTCCATTGCTGCCGGGAATCAGTCGATTGCCAGCCATCGTAACTCACAGCCTTAATGGGATAACCGTACAAGACTTTAAGCTGTTTAACCCAGGCTCGTACTTCCGCGATGGAGATTTCATTGTTGGAATCAGGCTCGATGGTAACTGCAAGCTCGACTGTGGCAGTCGGAAGATTTTCAGTAGTACCTGCTTCGCGTGATACTTCCTGTAAACCGTCAAACCGCACCATGACAATTCCAACACGGTCACCCGATACGGAAAGGTCAATATGCACGTAACGCGGGCGGGAGGGATTCTGACAGTAATGCCCAGCCAATACCCTTGGCATACCGTCCACACCGAGAATGACATTATCCTTGTAGACGATTGATTGCAGCCCATCCTCCACCCCTCTTTCAATAGCTTGGAGTATTTTGAACCGCCGCCGGAAAAACGGTGCAATAGAACTACACGATTCTCCAATGATATCACGCAAAGCATCATGCGGGTTACGCAAGAAATCACTCTTGTACTCGATAGGTACCAATAATACAAGGGAGCCTTCTGGAACAATTTCATTGTCGTCCAGAACTCGCGTATCGGTAATAACGTCATTGCCCACCAGCAATCGAAACGTTTCACCACAATAGCGTTCCTGCGGCCATACGTCGTACTGTTTTTTAGAATAGACATAGGTTGTAGTAATACCTTGTTCTCGTACTTGTTTGGCACGCTTATCTGTGAAGTCTCCCTTATACCGGGTCGCGGAAGCCACACAGATTATGCCTATTTGCGGCCCTTTGTTTATAAACCTGGATTTCTTCCGCCGCGTCATTGCTTCATAAATCGAGGACGCTTGATCGTACACGCCTGCCCTGCCTGTTGATACTTCCGCCCGTTTGGATTTCAGTACGACATTCATGAAATTGATTTCATCAATGATGCCGCCGATAACCGCTTCACCAAGTATTGAGTCTTGATCCGCCCCGCCCATGACAATGCGAATGTTTTTTTCAGTGATGTAGACTTCCGATTCGATCAATGGATCGATACGCATATGCTTTTGAAACCAGGGCATTGATTCCAGCATCTTGCGCAACGGCGTATACAACACACGCTTCGTCACATGCGGCTTTGCCGCCATGATCGGAAAAATGATGGACGTAGTTTTTGGCAGACCGTATAAAGCCTGTGGATTGCGGAGACAGCCTAAGATATGCAGATGATAGGCTGTTACAATTTTACAAATCTCAGACTTTCCGGTCGAAGTTGCGCCCTTCAACAACACTTCATGATAGGCTTGCGGTCCTTTCCACCAGTCGGTGCATATCGTTATGATTGCCGCCCGGACTTCCGGCCACAATACGATATCGGTTGCCCCGATAAAGTCTTCGGACTCCAGAAACGTTTCGATATCAACCGGAGGCTGTTCCAGTTGTTGCAGAAACTCATGTAAGGCAGGGTCGTTCTTGAGTGTCTTCCGCTCCACGGCGGTATAGAACATTTCCCCGAACATCTTATTCTGGAAATTACTGGCTTCCTCCCGCACTCGCGCAAGAATTTCTGCTGTGCGTCGTCTGCGCGGTGCTTCTGTAATCGGTGGCGGTGGAGCAGGCGGCAGTACTATAGGCGGGGGGCGTTGCCTGATAATTCTTCGTGCGCTGATTAACGCCATTGTCGTCGCACCCACCATAAGCAGACAGCTATCAGAGCAATTCCTAGATAAAACAGAGCCACATCGTCTATCATTGTGGTAATATCCCTGCTGCTTGCATATAGTTCGTTTGTACTTCAGCGTAAAGAACTCGCAACCTTTCCACTTCTGCGTTCCAGAAATCCGCGTTCCTTGCGTATCGCCGCGCTTCCTCTTTCCAATTCTCTAACTCACCTTCCAGTCGCGTAACGCGAGCAGCGGTGCTGATTGCGTGTTCAATATTCTCGCGCCGCGACGGTTTATCCAACGCGGGGCGGCGGGCCATCACTGCATCGATTCCAGCAAGCTCGGCTTTCAGTTCCTTCACATGGGCGGCGGTTGCTTTGTACAATTCCTTATAACTGACCCACCCGGTACCGCAACAAGATTGGCACGGTTCGCCGCCACGAATGCCATGGTCACAGTCTTCGCATACCTCCCCGACTTGATTTTTTTGTTGTTCAGCAGGGAACATTTCTCTTTGATCATCGGCGTTCATAAGTCAAGATTCTCCGTATCAGTTCCTGAAAAATCACCAAGAGGATTGGGTGTAGTTTCTTCCCGCTCGGCCCGTTTACCGTCAGCCAGCAATTCTTCCGTCAATGCAAGCATACGCTGTATATCGCTTGCGCCAT